AAAGAGAAAGAATTGCCGGAGACTTTTGCCAAGCCAGAGTACCGTGTGCTGCTGGTGGCGGAAAAATACCAAACTGGTTTTGATCAACCCTTATTGCATACCATGTATGTCGACAAACGACTGGCGGGAATTCAAGCCGTGCAGACCTTGTCACGCCTCAACCGAACACATCCGCTGAAGGACGACACCTTTGTTCTGGATTTCGTAAACGACCCTGACGAGATTCAGGAGGCATTCCGACAGTATTATGAAGGTTCGGTGATGGGTGAAGAAGTCGATTCAGATCGGCTTTACGAGATCAAGGCCGAGTTGGACGCTTCGGGAATATACCTGGAAACAGAGGTGGATGCGTTCGTTCAAATTTTCTTCGCTCCCAAACGTCGTCAGAGTCCAACTGACCATAAGAATATGAACGCCATTCTTGATCAGGCTGTGGCGCGTTTTGCAGATATGCAAAACAATGACGAAGAAGAAAGCGAGTTGTGGCGCGGCAAAACTCAGGCTTTTCGCAATCTTTACAGCTTCTTGAGTCAGGTAATCCCGTATCAGGATAGTGATCTGGAGAAACTGTTTACCTACCTACGACACCTGGCGTTGAAACTACCCAAACGACCAAACGGCCCAGGTTACCAATTCGACGAAGAGGTTGAACTGGATTACTACCGTCTGCAAAAGATAAGTGAGGGGTCCATAAAATTACAAGAAGGTCAGGCTACGCCGCTCGACGGACCACGAGAGGTCGGCACGGGGATGGCAAGAGATGAAGACGTTCCATTGTCCCGACTGGTCGACCTTATCAATGAACGTTTTGGCGGCGAACTGACGGAAGCGGACCAGCTTTTCTTTGACCAAATTGCTGAAGCAGCTAGCCAAAATGAGACCTTACGCAGGGCTGCAGAGGTAAATTCTCTCGACAAATTTCAGCTGGTTTTTAGCGAAGTTCTTGAATCTCTTTTCATCGAACGCATGGAGCTAAACGAGGAGTTGTTTACCGACTACATGAGCAAACCCGACTTACAGGAGCTGGTTTCAAAGTGGCTGGGCAGTCAGATTTATGACCAGCTGGGAGGTTCCTCAAAAGAAACTGGGAACACCAAAGCTGGTGTAAAATCAGAGAACCATTCAGCGACCGGGCCAAATTGAGGGAATTGAAAATACTATGGGACTAAATCTTGCTAAGACGGTTGTCGGATTTTTATCTGAGCGCGCAGAACAAAAGTTTACTGCTCGCCAAATAGCTCAGTGGGTATTTGAGAATTTTCCTGCCGAGTGTCAGGAAAAGAAAGAAAATAGCGCATCTATCCAAACTGATGACGACCTCGTGCAGCAGATTATTCGTGAGATTGCCTCTCAGCGCCCGTCGTTACAACGGCGAGATTCTCAACTAAAAACGACGGAAGGGCGGCCTCGGCAATACTACTGGACAGAAAAAACTGACCAAGCTGAAGTTGCTGAGGCGGAAGAAACAAGTACATCCCAATCCCTAGCAGCCGGAAGCGGGACGCTGAAAGAAGCTGATCTATACCCTTTGCTTTCCGAGTACCTGTGGTCTGAGTTTAGTGTTTACTCCAAGCGGATCGATGAAAAGAGATCATCTAATAGGCATGGCCCAAAAGGCAACAAATGGCTTTACCCCGACATTGTAGGAATGGAGAACCTGACAGCCGACTGGCATCAGGAAGTAAAGGATCTGGTCAAAGAATATGCCGATAAGAAAACCAAGCTCTGGTCGTTTGAAGTAAAAATTCTTCTAAATCGATCTAACGTCCGTGAGTCTTTTTTTCAGGCAGTCTCAAATTCGTCATGGGCAAATTTTGGATATCTTGCAGCCGCAGAGATCGAAGGCACAGACACATTGAAGGAGTTACGAATGCTCTTTTCATTACATGGCATCGGATTGATCCAAATCGACCCGGAAAACCCGACTGAAAGCCAAATATTGATCCCCGCACGAGAGAGGCTTGAAGTAGACTGGGCAACCTGCAATCGTCTTACAGAGGAGAATAAGGATTTCCTTCAATTTCTAAAACTGGTTCGGCAATTCCATCAAACGGAAGATCCTCGTCCTAAGGATTGGGATTTACCACCGGATTTTTAACCTTGCGTTGATACAACCAACATAATCCTTACACTTTTGTCCCCGCTTTTAAACGCTGCAATCCAACTTTCGTGCCCCTTTGTTTTTTCTCGAGTTAAGAGCAGCTTATAGCCTATGACACCGCGCTGTTTTGCCAATGAAAAATCAGACATATCGAAACTAGCCGTTTTTGCAAGCGTAGGAGCAATGGATTCCACAGCGTAAGCCGCTATATCCAATAGTTGGGATATCTCGCGATCACTGACTCCTTCAGAGACAATATCTTCGACAATTTTTGTTGTGAATCGTTTCGTCATGTAGTTTTACCTGCTCAAGATTTCGACACTCGATACACGCTCGTTTATTCATTGTTTTCAAGCTATTAAGAAAATTTTTCTTACTTTGCCCTCCCCCCAAACTTTTCTACCGTCCGCATGGCCCCCAAGCCGAGCAGCGACAATAGAACAGTAACCAGCGTCTCCGTCCCAGTGAGCTCTGGCAATTCGGATACATGGGGGAAGAAATTCACAGTCACCCAAGTCAGCAGATCGAACAGGATAAAGTGCCAAAGAAGGGCGAGCCCGCAGACCCAGCCGATAAAGGGACGCCAACCGGCAACAAAGATAGAACGGTGTCCAGCCTCAACCTTGTTGAGTTCAATTTGGGCCAGACTGGGCTTCATCATCAGCTTTGCCTTGATCAGATCAGCCGCTTGTTTTTCCTCATCGGTTTCAACAAAGCGATCGATAATATTGGCAACACCTTCTGCAGCAGTGACAAGGCCTCCACCTATCAATTTATCCAACATGGCTCAGTCCTCCACGATTTCAAAATGGACAAGGTCATCAAAACTGTTGTCGCGGACCTCAGTGTCACGATCCCAATCCCCACCCCAGCGCAAAGTGACACCGATGGTCTTGGCGGTGGCCAGGACATAACCCGCGAACAATGTCTGTCGTTCTCGATCGTCCCATTTGATGGGATAAGGCGTTACGTCCACGGCTAGAGACGGGACCGTATTGTGTTTTCCGTCAGGCCATTGAACCTGGCTTTTTCCTTCAGCAACCATCTGGTTTTGGCGATCCTTATCTCGATGTCCTTCAAGGATGGTGCAATCAAATTCCCGCACCACCTCATGAAAAACCCGCTGCAAGAGCGGGTGACAGGTGGAAAGCTTGGCGATGGATTTTTCGGAGAATGCAGGCATCAGTGACCTCCCCCAAACAGTTTGAGTTTTATGGCCACCCCCGCCATCAGGGCGATCAAAACCCCTGTGGTGACGAGGCGAACAATGGTCGACCAGGCGGTATGCTTGGCCACACGCAAAGCACCAAGCAGGGAGCGAAGATCACGGATATCACCAGCTGCTTCTTCATCGACCAGGCCAACATCCGCCAGCGCCCGCTTCGCACCACGCTCGGCGGCCAACTCGAGCAGTTGCTCAAATTCTTCCTCAGGCATGACGACATGCCCGTCCTTCGTTGAAGGACAGTTCATAGGCTTTCTCCTTGAATTAAATTTCAGGCGGCTAGATCGGCCTCGTGGACACGAACATCCTCACCGACTGCCGTAATCTCGACCTGCTCACCACGAGGTCTGACAGCAATCACACGCGCCTTGGCACTCCAGGCTTCCCCGGGTCCGAAGGCAAAGTGGCTGCGCTCTTCTGCCGTGCCGGTGTAAGGCACGAAATCCAGCGCTTCCATGAGGCTCAAAGATCTCATGTCATCGCCATTCGCCTGAACCTTAAACGGCCCGGCTGGGCTGCCATCGCGACGGCGCAAGGCGATGTAGTGATCGACTCCCTCCGACCAATCCAACGGCTCTGACACTTCCAAAATTTCAGTTTCCGGATCCCACGAAACCACTTCACCACCCTGTCCCCATCGCGGCATATCATGCGTGACAGCCACCAGGTCACCATAGGTCGGGATCAGACCATCCAGTTCTGTCTGCCAAGAGACGAGCTTTCGACGATAACGATTGTCCGCCGCCATGTAGAGCCCTTCGCGTTTGGCTTGGGGTTCATTGGTGCAACCAAACAGCATCACCTTGGCTGGTTTTTCTGCTGCACTATCCGGAAGACTGGATGTGACCTCGTCGGGGTTCCATGTCCGGGAATTGAAAAACTCCACGGTCACAGCATCCGCCGTATCATCACCTGGCATGATGTATTGAATCTTGAATGAGCCTTTGACGATATTGCGGGAACTGAACATGGCCACGGGCAAGGTCTGCCGCGCATCCCGAAATAGCCGCACCACCCCCCCCTGCAATACGGGAACGGCCCGACCACAACGGGCAATACGGATCAGGGCTTCCCAGACCGTCATGGTGCTGTCGAAAACACCATCGAAGGTATCACCCCTTGCCGACCAGGTTTGATCTAATACTGTCAATGCCTGAAGGTCCATTCGGGTCTCAGCCAACCCAGCGCCGTAAGACGCCCGACATGCATCGGCAAAAGCCCAAGCAATGGAACGTGTAGGTTCAGGCGATGACCATCCGGCTTCAGAGGTCCAAATCGAGAGCTTACGGGTGACCACACAGTTGATCATGCGTGATGATCGTTGAGACAGGTTATCGGTCGCCCGCATTTTGACGGCCAATAGCGTTACATTGCCAAAATCCGGTGTGCCTTCCAGATATGAGCGCACAGCGCCCCAGCGCAGTTCATGTCCAGTACGCGATGAGGTATCAATCGCATCAAGGCGGACCATTCGCACTTCATAGCGCCCGGACGGAACGACGTATTTATAGCTGAGCCTGAGAGCTGAATTGGTTGAAGCTGTATAGCTCTCTGTGCCCAGCGATGCCCACTCACCGATCGGCAGACCTTCATCATCAATGGTCCGGGCCTGAACCTCCCATTGGGCACTACGGGTATCCAGCCCACCACTGTCATTGGCGTAATAGAGCCCCCTGGCGAAGACCACATCGATGCCGATATGACCGGCTTTGGTCTCGGCAGGATTGGCTGTAAATGGTCCAACCCAGTCCCCACCATCGCCGGTGCTGCGCAGTTCCTGTCCGGCGACCTCAGGCGCGGTGACCACATCGGTTTCAAACAATGTGACACTGCCACCGGGCCCAACGATCTCAGTCTCCACCTCTTCGAAAGACTTAATGGGCGTGTCCTCAATGCGAACCTGCTCCAAGTCAAACTCACCCTGGCCAATCACATGGAGCTGAAATAGGTACTGCTCATTATTCACAAATTCCTGATAGGGCTGGGTCGCAAGATCGGGATAAATCAGATGGCGGCCATAAAGAACCGGGATCGGCTGGCCGAGGCGAGCCTCGTTGCCTTGCGCCGACAAAGAGTAAGTCGGACTGGGTGCCGGTGGCGCACCGACGGATCCAAAACTCAACGACGGCACAGATGGCTTAGGCGCAGGCACGACGGCATTCATCAACGCCATCCCTGCCAACGAAATAATCGCCCCGCCGATGGCTTGTTGGAGAACGCCTGCACCAATACCCAGAGCCGCCCCGGCATTGGCCGAAATACCCATGGCCGCGCCCAGAGGGCCGCCAAGAGCAAAGGACGCTACCATGACCGCGATGGATAGGACTGTGCGTAGCGGGTTCTTTCCCCCACCGCCTCCACCGCCGCCTCCTTGAGGCAAGGTCACGAAAGCGACCACGTCATTGTCATTGATGAGCCTGGTTTTCCAATCAGCCCTCAAAACAGCCTGGCCGTTAAAGAGGCAGATCGTCGGTCGATCAAATTCATTGATGCCCTGAGCGTCGAGCCACCCGCGTACCGTGACAGGGCTTAAGACCGGACACACCTCCCGGTCCCGCTCCGGATAGAACGGATTTCTGACAAGGGTGACGGCAGCGAGCATCAATCGGTTCCAACAAATCGGTAGTAGCCCTCGACCCACCAGCCATTGGCAGACAGGGACGAAAGGGTTTGAAAAGCAACTCCGGATTCCTGAGCGCAATGCAGCACCCCGCCGCCATCCACATCCAGCCAAACACCGACATGGATCGGATAACGCGCCTGGCGCATCAGAACGCAATCACCTTCTTTTGGGTCTTGGGCGAGGTCCCACCGTTTGCGCTCAGGGTGGTCACGAAAATCTCTGGCAATCGCGAGAAGGTCTTCCGGGTTTGGGATCGGTGGCAATTCACGGCCAAACTGGTGCTGCTGCACATGACAAACGAAAGCCCAACAGTGAAAACTGTCCGGCCCTTCGCCATCTGCCGCCCAAGGGATGCCAATATAGGTTTCGGCCCAGTGCGTCATCGCGTCAGCCCCGGAAACCGCTTGGCCGTATAGGTCTCGCTTGGAAAGGCCTTGTTGCCGATATCCAACATCCGAGCCCGTCCGGTCACCTGTAGGGCATTGGCCTCAACCTCGGTCAGCACCAGCGTGATCGGCGGATCCATCTGCGGTCCTTCCAGATCGGTGGAGAGATAAGGTCGATAGGTGATTTCGATCTTATCCTGAGAAACGGCAGCCGCATCCAGATGGCGAACGATCTCACGGCTGACGTTGTCCAACGTGACCGTGATTTCGGGCACGGGGGCCGTATCAATGGGCGGCAGAGACAAATCAAAGGCCAGAGCAACGAAGGTGACCATCTCGCCACCGTTTACGGGGGCAGACGCCTCCAGGCGGGCTTCCAGATCACGGTGATCTCGCACCACCCGAATGGCCGTCGGGCTTCCGTCGTCATCAACAAAAGCTGGATGGCGCAATTCGAGTGTATGCAGGATCACCACATCTGAAGGCGCGGCTGCATAGGCCTCGCGGATGGCCTGGCTGAGTGTTGGATCAGGCATCGGTCAAAACGCAGACATTAAAAAACCGGCTCAAGGCCGGTGGATTGGGTTCGATTGGAAATGCGAGAGCTACCAAGTGAAAGCCTGGATCTCTTCCATTGTGGCAAGCGCAGCAATGGCGGTTTCTGCTTCATCACTGGCTGTTCGGATGGCCTCACGCTCGGCATAAACGTCTTGCAAGGTGGTCGTGCTGTTCAGGGCGTCTCGCTCTCTGGCACGGTCCACTTTCCAATCGGTTGACGCAATCCGTTCACCAGCCTCTGATTTAACCCGACCGATCAAAGCTGATCGTGCCGCTTCCAAGTCCGTCGCTTGTTGAGATGCCACGGTATCGGCGTCTTGCTGCTTGACCTCATCATCCGTGACGCCGCCATAGCGATCGACCACCTTGCCATCGACCAACTGAAAACGGTGACCGAGCTTGGACGGCACAGGCAGCTTGAACTGACCGCTCGGGCTAATCACGCCCCAGTCGTCGCTATGGGGAAAGCTGATTTTATCGACCATGATTAGTTACCTCCGATGATCGGCACGATGTAGGGATAGTTGGTGGAGTGATAGGCGCTGTCGAAGATGTAGACATTGAAGCCGGGCACCTTGGAACTCATGTCGCCCTTGTCGGCGATCGTCTCAAAAATGCTCTTGGTGTCGATGTGCGACATATAGATGCCATAGCCACTGTCAGAATTCGGGCTATAGGAAATCATGAAGTCACTGTCACGGATCGGCGCAAACGAACGCCCGTAGCTGCTATCCTGGTGCTGCAAGAAAACATACTTGCCGTCAGACACTCGGATCAGGAACACCTCAGCCCCGGCCCCGTAGTAGTAATAGGGCTGATAACAAATGACGTATTTGCCGTCGTTCGAGATCTGGAAGCGGATGCCGTTGCGATCCCCTTGCTCCATCCCATAGGACGTGGTGGTGCTTAGCGTGTGGGTCGCTTCTTGCGTAAAGCCACCGGCCCCATCCGGCGTGAACCGATCCAGCATGCAATAGCTGTGGGGTTCCATCCGAACGATGATCACCTTACCGTCATCGCAAGGAACGATGACCGCACGATACAAACTTTCACTGTAGCCAGCCGAGTTTGCCGTCCAGTCAAAGAATGTGTGATTGGCCTCGTCTAAGGCATCGAACCAGGTTTTGCGGTCAGAAGCATGGATATCGAACGGTGCAACGTTTGAGTAAACATGCAACCGCATGCCCGTCCCGCCATTGGTGTTTTCATTGATCACAAGGGTGCGGGTCTTCTCGTTGTATCCGATCATCCCGTACTTGTTGTAGGTGCCGAAATCATTCTGGGCGTAGAACTTGTTTGCCGTCCAGGCCAGGTGCCAGCCCTCAGTGCCAGACAAACGCCCGGGCGCAATGGCACGCGGCGCGACCCCGGCATATTGGTTTTCCATGAACAAGGCGAGGTTCTTATTGGTCTTGTTATTGACCCAAACGCCGACATTGCGAAGTGCCGTCGCCGCATGAGGTGCAGCACGACCGACCATGGTTCCATCAGAGGCAACTGCCAGGGCTATATGCCCTAAATGACCGCAGCGAGCTGTATTGTCACCATAGGATGAATCCGTCGAGGAAATGTTTGAGTTGGTCTGACCGTAGGAATACCAGTTATTGAAGAATTCCGTTCCCATGCTGCTTGTACAGCCTTGCGTGTAGTCACTGTTGTTATAGTTTTGACGGCCCACTTCCTGAAGGTAATGATTGTAAACAATGGTGCCCCAAGGTGCTGAACTGGACATGGTCACCACGGCAAACGCAGCTTGTTTCCACGGATCCAAGAGATCCGCATTCAGGTGGTGTTGCTGCTGTTTGACAGCGTTAAACGTCAGAATATCCATCGTCAGACCTCCGTGATGGCGTCGATTTGCCCATCGGGCGTATAGGTGAAAGTGAAGCTGCGGGCATAGTCGATGCCACCAATGGTCAGCATTTCGTCATAACCCGTCATCCGGCCTTGATCGTCATAGGTGATGTTGTCCACGAGACGCGGCCCTTGCTGGATTGTGATGACCCGGCCCAGGTTGTCATAGGTCAGATCACCGGAAACGATGGTGCCGGTGAACAAGGCCGCGTTAGCCGCATCCACCGAATACCCGGCCCCAACGCCTAAGTAGTTCCCTAGATTGACCTCAAACTCGGCCAATTGATCGTTGATCTGGGTTTCCAAGGCGTTGTTGAAGGCCTCGATGTTGGCAAGCGCCGTATTCAGGTCCGCAATGACCGTGTCGTTCACAAACCCGGTCGCTGTGGCAAGCCAGAGGGTATTGATATGCGCCTTCAAGGCTTCGGTGATGGCTTTCAGCTTGACTGGGATGTCCTTGGCCTTCGAATTGCTGAAGATGTCGATATCTTCATCAAAGGTCGCAAAAGGCGACGTGTCCGGAATAGGTGGGATTGTGATGGGCATGGATGTTTCTCCAATTACAGATTTTCAAGGACGCTTTCGCCAAAGGCTTCAAGGGATCGCTCTCCGACCATGACGTCACCGACGAGGTCCAAATTGCTGGTGTCCCGGTTCATCAGTTTCCAGCGCTCTTCGCCACCAAAGGGCACGTCGCCGATGCGAGTGGCCCGGGTCAGCATGAGCAAATCCTCCCCACTCAAATCCGGGGAATAGAACCCGACGGATTTCTGGGCGATCTTTTGTTTCAGAGCTTCATAGGCCGCCGGATTCTGGATGTTTTCCATGAGCTCCACGGCTTTCACCATGAGGGCGAAGTCGTCCATGCGTAGATTGGCTTGATCCAGCTTGGCGCTGATGGCCGAGAACGCATTGGCTTCAGCCGTTTTAAGCGTTTGATAATGAGCAAGTGTCGTCATCACAGGTTCCCTCAAAACAGTTCAATGCCAAGGGCGCGATAGTCCGATCCACGTCTGGCCGATACGATCAGAGTTTGCAGATCAAGACCGGTGGCATTTGCGACAATGACCGCTGCCGCTTCCGCAGCAACAGCCGCACTTTCTGCTTCACCAGCCCAGAACGTGCTGTTGGTTTCCGCCGTTTGCGCCTCAGCAGCGGATGAGCTCGCCGCAAGAGAAGAAGCTTCGGCCTGTGAAGCCGACTGGGCGGCATTGGCCTCGGAATTCGATGCATTTGTTTCAGAGGTGGCCGCGTTCTGCGCAGAAAGGGCTGCCGCTTCCGCATGACCTTGGGCAATACCCTGGCAATTGGTGGCAGAGCTGGACGCCGTTTCGGCTGACAGGGCAGAGGCTGCTGCAGTTTGGGCCGATTGCTCGGCATTGGCCGCTGCTTGTTCAGCCGCGACCTGCGCTTGGCCAGAGGCCGCCGCAGAAGAAGCCGCTCCGGTTTCAGAAGTTTGAGCGTTTGCGGCACTCAATGCTGCGGCATCGGCACTCTCCGCCGCTGACTGAGCACTGGCTTCGGCATTGGTTTCCGAGGTCGCTGCCGCCACAGCACTATTGGAAACACTTTCCTCGTGGGAGAGAGCATTGGCCGCACTGGTGGCAGCCTGCGCTTCGCTTTCGGTTGCCGAAGCCACCATCTCGTCCAACGTTGTGAGGCTGCCCTGCAATTGGGCATCCACATCGGCCATAGCCTTCGCCACGGTTTTGACGGACCCGCCTTCCGTTTGGACAACGGATTGGTCATCACCATGGACGATTTGGTGCAGCAGCTGTCCGTCCGCCGTGGTTTGTGCAACGGCAGCCGCAAGATCAGTTTGCAAAGACATAAATAGATTTCCCTTACCAGGCCATTGGGCCCGGCAGTTTTTGGTGAACAAGTGTGTTCAAATCAGCAATAGTCGCCAGTAAGAGAGCCGGATCATTTTCAAGGAAGATGTCGAGGGCATCCCCATCCAGTGTGGGCCGCTCCCGGATCTCCAGATCGGAAGTGACTTCCCAGAGAACCCCATTTTTCAATCGGGCTTCAAACTGGCGCGTAAATCGGGCTTCATGGCCGACAAGACCAAGTCCGCCCATAAGATCGATTTCAAACCACTCTCCGCCTTCCTTGGCATGCCAGCGATACCAGGCTTCAAAGAGTGCAAATTGCTCGCGACGAAACAGCCAACGCACAGAGATACGGCTTGACACCTGCGTAAAACGCCGACGTTGACGAGCGGGGCCAGCCTCCATCTCGGTGCGAAGGATCGCTTCGCCAGGATGGACGCCATACCCATCAATCGTTGGAAGCGGCAGGGTCTTGGGCCAGGTGATTGTCATATGCTTAGGCCCTTCTGATTATCGATACGCCCCTGCTGCCGGATTGAGCCCGTAGCGTCTCTCCATGGTCGGGGCCAAGCCTTCGCCACGACCGATGTTGCGGGCAATTTGTCCTTCGATCTGCTCCACAATGATGTCGAGCCGGAGACCACCGCCGCCGTCTGAACGCCACTGCGCCCTGGCTTCCGTGCCTGGAGCCCGGTTATCAACATGGACGTTGACCTTCACTTCCGGCTTTTGGCCCAGTTCAGCACCAAGAGCTCGCATCTGCCCCGGTGTAAAAACCGTCTCGCCACGCCGGGCAATGATCGGCACTTCGTTACCAACCACACCGCCACCATGAAAACGTGGCGCATTGTCAAAGACCGTCGGGTGGACAGATCGGCTCGGCAATGGATCCGATCCAATGACGCCACCGACATGAGCCACTTGCACAGGTCCTGGTGCTGGGAAATCTCCGACCATACCGGAAGATCCACCGAATAAACTTCCAGCGATGGAACCAAAAATGCCCTCAAACAAGGCCCCAAAGGGCTTGATGACCGCCATGCGATAAGCCGCCCGCAAGGCCTCTTCCGCGATGGAGTTAAACAGATCAGACGCGCTCACTTTGCCGGTAGTCGCCCATTGAACAAAGGCGTCCTCGCTGGCTTTCAAAGCCCGGGAGGTTGCCTGCTCAAATTGCTGGGCCGCGTCGGATGATTCCCTGGCATAGTCTCGCAAAGCCCGGACAACACCAGCCGACCAGTCCTGGCTGGCACGGAGCATTTGGTCATAGGCCCGCTCAGAAGCTCGAGCGAAGGTTTCCTGATTAATGGCTCCTGCGGCTAACAGCTCATTTAGTTTTCTGATCTCGGCGGCATAGGCTTCCTCTGCCGTTCGAAGCTCTTCAGTGAGCGTTTTCCCTTGTTCACGGATACGGGCTGCGTCTTCTTCGGCCTTTGTTCTGGCCTCAATAGCCTGTTTCTCATAAAAAAGAGCTCCTGCGAGATCCTGGACCTGAGCCCGTTCGGCGTCCGTCGCCTCGGCAGACAAACGTCGAAGCGCCTGTGAAATAAATCGCTGCCGATCAGTCAATGCCAATTCATCCCGCTCGGCCCTCAGACCTTCAATGATCCGTGTATTGGCAGCCTGTTTTCTGCGCTCGGCTTCGGCTTCCTGTTCAGCCAGACGGGATAGTTTGGCATCACGAACAGCTGCCGCCCGGGCCATGATTTCGCCTACCTGATCCAGATTGCCGCCGCCCGGCTCAATCAAACCCTGCATTTCAGAGACGAGGCGCTCATATTCCGCCCGGATCCGATCTGCCCCCTGATGGGTCGCCTCAAAGAGCTGGCGTTGAAGATCAGTTTCAATTTGCGCAATGCGTCGAGACCGGTCTTGGGCGGATCGGATATCAGCCTCAATGGCATCAGGTGTGGTGGTGCTATCAGGTTCTAACGCATTATCGCCATCCTCCCTTTGCATGAGTGCAAGTTTGGTTGACCACTGGCGGTATTGTTCGACCCGTTCCTGAAGGCGGCGTTCCAGTGCTACCTTGCGCCCCCAGGCAATGGGATCATCCAGAAAGCCGATGTCGCCGATTTCATTGAGCTCTCGAGCGATCTCTTGAAGCTCTTGGCGGCGTTCTTCGACAATACGCCGCGTCGAGCGTTCCGACAGGCCCTCGAAATTAAAATCACCGGACAAGGCCAGCTTGATCTGCTCGTAGGTGGTGGCCGCATCAGCCGCCAAATCAGCAAGGCCCGATGAGACATCGGCAATGGCCGGAGCCAAATCCAATATAGCTCGGGTCAGGTTGGCAGAAACCACCTTGCCCAGTGTGTCTAACTGGTCACGCGCCTTCTCAGCATTGCGCACCAAATCTTCTTCCAAAACGATCCCAAGATCGCGCGCATGACGGCGGGTCGCTTCCAGCGCGTCCGCACCACCAACCAGCATATTCACCATGGCCACACCTTCACTGTCGAACAGCTTGAAGGCGAGGCGCAGCCGCTCGGCAGGGTCCTCAGTGCGTTTGAAGGCCTCAGCGACATCGTTAAGCAAATCTTCAGAGCGACGGATATTCCCATGCTGATCACGAAGGGCGATACCCATATCGGTCAATGCCTGTTTGGCTTCACCTGTTCCCTTGGCAGCCTCAGCCACTCGCCGGGTAAAACGCTGCAATCCCATGTCGAGTGTTTGTTGCTGGACGCCTGCCAACTGAGCGGCAAATCGCAATTCTTGAAGCGCCTCAATGCCGACACCTAGTTTGTCTGCCGTTTTGCCAATGGCATCGGCGGCAGAGATAGACCGATCAATCAGTGTCGCGAGACCACCCACGGCAGCCGCGCCCACCAAGGCCCCGCCAAGTGCTCGCATGCCTGTGGTCAGCATTCGGGCCCGTTCCCCAAGTGAAGACAAGCCGCGCGATGCCTTACCACCGGCGCGTTCAATCTTTTTGAGGGATCGCTCCCCACTTTCACCCACATTGACGAGCTCGGCTTTGACCTTATTGCCACCCTCGACCGCCAAACGAACGGCGTATGTATGTTTGGCTTTGGCCATCAGGTTTCTTCTCGTGTGTTCATAGCTTCAACCAAACCGGCCTCTGCCGCTTGCAACAGTTCAGAGGTGGTCGAAAGGTCTGCTCCACGGGCTTTCGCGATTTGAAGAGCCACGCCCAGATCAATGCCGAGCACATGGCCGGACGCAGTCACCCGCATCTGACCAAGACAGGCTTGCAGCACGTCCCAGGCTTCATATTCTTCATCTGTGATCAGGGCGTATCGGCGTCTTGGGCAGGCTTGCCCACAGTCTGTTTCACACCCTTCGCAGTATTGGGGCCCTCCGCCTGGCTGGAAGTGCCAGCGGCAGAGAGCCCGTATCCGTTTTTTGCAGCGGTGAGCAGCACCTGTTTCAGGGTGAATTCCTGAAAGAACCGTTCCCCAACAGGATAGAGTGACATAACAGCGGAGATGTTTTCCGGCGTCACCGGGGCTTGCGCCCCTAATTTTTTTTGATTGCTGTCCGTTTCCGGTCCAGCGGGCGGATCATCTTCAATGCCAGACCAGGACGTGATATGGCGCACGGCCAATTCCTTGATCAACAGGTCCTGAAAAACACCGTCGTGTTCGGCCTTGTCGGCAAAGTCTGGAAGCCCATCCACAGGCAATCCAGCTTCAATCATTTCTTTGTGCTGGAATTCCAAAGCTTCAACCCGCCGGCGGGCTGACGCCTGAGCCGCCGCCATACCAGCCGTGGTCAGCGGTTTGACGGTGACCGTGACCCCATAAGGAAGTTCAATATCGAACGGTTCACAGGGTTGTTTTACGGAGATCATACGTAGTCACTCCCATCCAGATCGTTTGTGAGGGTGACATCCAGCATGCGTCCCGCAGCTTCATTGCGTGCGCCCTGAAAATCGAAACTGGCCTGAACCCCACCCGGACCATCAACGGCCAGCTTGGGCTTCGGCAGATAGACCTCGTGGGCAGCAAACATGACGCTGGCATTGCCAACCGTGTAGCCGAAGGTCAGGTCCACCGGCGTACCATTTGCAGCCAGATCAATCAGGGTCGTGTCTGAAAACCGCACATCGATGCGGCCTGTCAAAGCCGCCACTGTGGGGTCGGCCCCATCGATCTTGCCGTCAGAACGGATGGTTTCGATTTTCTCGAGGTTGTTCGAGTAATTGAGCGACCCACCGGTCAAATTGCCGACCGGATTACCACCCCGGGTGATGGCGCCCTGAAACTGGCTGATCCGTGTGAAAGCCAGAGATGTCGGCGTTCCGCCTTGGGACGTATCGTTGCGAACTTCGCCTTGGGCGATGACCCCAAGCGTTGCCGCCGCCGCGCCCGATCTCTGAAACTCCAGTGCGATGGATCCCAGCACAACGCCAGTATGTTGGAAGAAAGCCGGAACCTGAGGCATGCCGACCTCGACCGTGTAACTTGGCAAAGCGTCATTACCCGAAGCAAACACATGGTCAAACGTACCATCGCCGTTATCCGTAGTGGCCGGGTCACCAAACAAGCCGGTGAGCCAAATCCCGAGATAGCGCGGATCCATCGGCACTACTACTTCACCTTCGTCATTGATTACGTCTTGTAAGGGGGCCAGCGGATCGCGGCCTTGTCCCAAAACAGGGTCATCAATGAGGCCCTGTTCGGAACCCAGAGTGCAGCGATTAAAAGGCATGCGGATATAGTCGCCACTGGCCGCTTGCCCATAAGCGGTTTCCCGCTTGAGCAGCAGCGTGGCGCTCGAACCATAGGCTCGGGCCATAGGTATTCTCCTAGATAGTAAAAAGATCAGCCAAGCGCGGTGTCGGCTTCAAACTCAACGGCGACGATCAATGTGCCAGCCTTAATGGCCGGACCTCCAACCACCGCTTCAGTATCGATTTCTGGTCGGCTGTACGTCATGCCGAAGACAAAATCACCCAGTGTTGGATCGGCATCAAGAACGGTGCCGATTTGCTGCAGCAGGGTGTCGAAGGCTGCGTCGCGGGATGCGGCATCACCATTCTCGACGTAGATCTCAATCTCTGCATCCTGGCGACAATAAATTCCGCCAAAGCCACCTAAAGGCTGTTCCGGCTCATCGGCGATGCCATCGCGAAGGATGACTAGTCCAGCAGACGGGATTTTCTCCGGCACAGCTGAATTACGCTCGACAGTGACATCTGAAATGGCCTTTAGAGCCGACTGCAGAGCCATTAAAATCTGCTCGGTTTTACTCGACACCTTGAATTGTTCCCCAAATGTGGTACATTATGGACATAAGGAGTTGAACCATGCCCAAAACAGAAATGATCCGCGCCCGTGTCGAACCAGACCTCAAACATGAGGCCGAAGAGGTTTTTGCGGCCCTTGGCCTATCAGCCACCGAGGCAATTACATTGTTCTACAAGCAGGTTAGCCTTCATCATGGTCTTCCCTTTGAGGTCAAAATACCCAATGCGGAGACTCTTGAAGCAATGCGCCAAGCCAGCAACAAAGATGGCCTTACCAAGTACGGCAGTGTCAAAGACCTGATGGCCGACATTGACGATGCGTGAGCTTCTGGTCACTTCGCAATTCAAGAAGGACCTCAAAAAAGCGAAGAAACGCCGAAAAGACCTCAGCAAACTCGAAAACATTCTCGACAAACTCACCTCAAGCGAAGCGCTTGAGCCCAAAAACAGGCCCCATCGTCTTGCTGGCGATTGGAAGCCATGCTGGGAATGTCACATTGAGCCAGATTGGCTTTTGATCTGGGACGAAGACGAAACTTCGGTCACCTTGATCCGCACCGGCACACATTCCGACCTGTTTGATTAACTTGGCCCTTTCATATGGCGGTCAATGAGGTGCGGTGTTCGGCGAGACCAGGTTTCCGCTGCGCGGCGCACATCCAGGCGCTTGGGCATTTTCACCTGTGGTACCAACACAAACATCACCACCGTGGTGATCCCTGATTTGATGCGACCTGTTTTGGTGAACGAACCACCCTTGGCACGACGCCCAACGCGACCCGTCTTGCCGCTCACACGAACGCCATCGACGACCAACAAGGAAGCCTGTCCTCGTCGATACACAAACCTCAGTGGCCCAAACCGATGCTCAGGAAAATTGGATGGTGTTATCCGTTTTCCCCCAACACCTCGCTTCGGAGCCGCAGCCGTTGGAATGGCCAACCAAAAGCCAGACTTGCTTTTGATGACCGTTCCTCGATCAAAGGTTCGGACAATCTGCGGTGCTTTTGACCAGACAAGGTTCGCTGCATCGTAGCCCTTATTTGGATATGCCCGGCTTCGCCAGGTGCGGGCCAAGCGTGTTCCTAGTCCAGCAGAAATCACCTGACGCCGAAGACTGCCCTTGAGCCCGTCACCAGCATCTTTGACCCCACCAGTAACCGCTTTCTCAATTTGGCGTAATTCAGCTTTAAGATCGGCTTTCATGGAATCGACAATGGAGGCCGCAAGCTTCATGCAGGCCTCACATCCAGTGTCCAAACCGATCGATCAGGGTCTTTGCGTTCAGGTTCCCCCTGCACGACATAGCTTCTTTCATTGAAAGTCACTCGGTCGCCAGGCCTTGGCTCAGGCACTTCAGAAACCCTGACATCAAACAGAGTTGTCTCTGAATGAACCCGGGTTTCACCAAAACCAATAATTTCATCTGGCCGTCGAGCGATGAGACGTACAGGCACGGCATCCTCACCGGACGGAATGTAGAGACCGTCAGATGCGATATTCGGATCGCCAAACAGCACATCCATCGCCATGCCCACAGCAGTCATCAGAAACTGCCGTTCAAGCGAACACGCCCAATGGTCTCACTGGCCGTGCCACCAACGGCTTCAACGGCCACACCAATAAGGGTGTTGCTTGTCGCCGTTTTGGTCACGACCTTATTGGTGTCATCCCAATAAACCTTGTCACCAGCACTCCAGGCTTGAGACGCAGCTTTGGTCAAATCAAAGACGCCAACAAGGCTTGCCTCGACCTCTTCGCCAGCAACCGCACTAATGTTTGAAACACCGAAAATACCGCCAAGCAGGAAGCCCCCGCCGGAAGCGACATCGTAGGGAACTGCAAGCGTGAGGGTATGGCCGGGTTGAATGTAGTTTTTCATGGAAGGTTTCCTTTTCCAAAAGACGAAGGGCGACCTATTGGCCGCCCGTCTCGTCAGAAATGATTATGAAAAGCCCGTGTTACGCGCCGGGGTTCTTGAACAGTCCACGCCAATCAATGGCTTTGGCCCCAAAATCCAATCGGCACTTGATCTCAACGCCATCCACATCGAAGCCGTTTCGGGTTTCGATATAGGCTCCTTGTTGGCCCTCCAGATAGGCATATTCGATGGTGTCGATCTGGTTCGGGTTGGCTGCCAAGTACCAAGCCGTTTCGCTCACCGCATCCAGACGCGGTTCAGAAATCGGCGACAGCGTGCGAATGGACTGGGGCACCACATTGGCCGTGTCGGCGGGTACAATGTTCTGTGCCACCATCTGCTCGGCCTTCAATTCCAAAGCGGCAGGAACGATCAGGAAAGACGGACGGATGTTCAAAACCGTCTTCTTATCCAGACCAGTTTGTTTGGCCATGGAGGCACGAGCCGCACCAACGGCATCCACCGACAGCGCAGCGCCGGTCCCGGCAAGGTTCTTATGGTCACCATGGAAGAGCGCTTTGTTATCGGCCATCGCCGGATTGGAGGTAATGATGCCCCAAACAACATCGCTTTCAAGCTGAGCGATGGAGTTGCCGTACATGGCGGGGATCCGGGTAAAGGCGTCCAGATCGTCGTTGATCAAAACCTGACGGGTAATGGCAACCACCCGGCCATAGGTTTCGATACGGTAGCTTTCCTTGGACTCGCCAAGCGTTCCCCGTTTGAATTCGCCACTTTCGTTGACCTTCAAGAGCTGAGGCGCTTCGCCCAACTGGACCCGGTGCATGGCCTTGAAATCCGTGGCCAGAACCTGTCGACAGAAATGCGTGAAGGTCCGGGGATAGGCATCGTAAGCCTGACGAAGCGTCTTGTTGGTGACAGCGGCCAGGATCTCCGGGAAATCCGACGTGGAATGGAGTGCGCGGGTCGCAACTTCGTCTCGGGACAGACCACGGGTGTTCTCGCCCGCATTGGCAAGGCTTTCCCGAGCCAATTCCATCAGGGTCATACCTCGATATTCACGGGCCGCATCTTCCAACGGGAACAGGGTCGGGCTGTAGCGATGCAACAACGCATTGGTCACTGCCTGACGACGGGTGACACGTTCATCTTGACCGCCAAGGGGAACGGAAACCTGCGAGAAGGTTCGGGTTTCTTCGGATTTGGTGGCAACCTGATCAAGAATGACCTTACGTGCCTCCTCAAGCGAGACGCCGCGTTTTACCAGATCGTCGGCAAAGCTGCGTTCCAGATCAAGTTTGCCTGCCAGATCAAAGATGGTCGAAACACGTTCCCGCTCAAGATCACGGGCTTTGGTGACCAATGCATCCGCGTCGGGTTTCTGGACATCAGGCGTCTTGTTTCGTTGCTCAATGGATCGCTTTTCCTGCGATTCCTGAACCTTGAGAGCTTCCTCTGCGCTCACGGTATCTTCGGTCATATCGGTTTCCTCGGTGGTGGAGATATCGTCGTCATGCATGGTGGAATTCCTTTTGCTGCAATCATCAGTGTCGCCACGTTGCACGACGCACTCATGTGTTTGGGTGGTGTGGTTGGACCGGAAACCTGCGGCAGGGTCAGCGCCAACAGGCACGGCAGAGATTTCAAAAGGCGTCCAATCAACAGCTCGCCAGACTTCCCTGCCCGCTTCTGATTTGCTCACCTCATAGCGATGAACCTGATAACCAATGGAAACGGCCCGGATGTGACCGGCGACGATGTCGCGCCAGATCGGCTCGACCTCGTCGCGCTCAGAGAAGCGGATTGTCGCAATGCCCTGACCGTTCTCAAGACGAGCGCTATCTGGGACAACCGAGCCGATGACAGCATTCAGCTCCCCGGTTTCATGCACCTTCAAAAACGGAGCACCTCCGTTCAGCCGTTCCAGACGAACGTGATCCGCATCCAGGCTCAGGTCCTCGTCGTATGGGTCGCCCAGAAAGGGTTGGCGACGAACCCGAGCGCCGGTAGACCAAACAACATCAATGGTTCGAGCCTCCTGATCCGCTGAATTCGGCGCAAGCTCCGCCGCCCGGCGCATGGCCGGGAGTTCAATGGTCTTATCCATCTGATCCTCGATTTCAGTCTGTGGGGTCGGTCGCAGCAAAGGCGTCTGTGGTCTGCGCACTGCCGGTTTTGGTGACCCGTCTTGGGTCTGAGTCCAAAACGATCCCGGCTGCATCCAGTTTTGTGTTCATACTGGCGATCTCCGCCAGAACGGCATCAGGATTTCGGCCTTGCCGTGCGATGGCTTCCGCCAATGTCATGGTGCCGGATCGAATAGAGAGCAGGTCCGCCATGGCATCTTTCATGGGATCGACCGCTTCAAATTTCGGTGGCGACCACTCAACCGGCACCACTGGCTCAGGAATGTGGCCAGCCACCCATGCCGCCTCGGTAAACCAGTTCCAGACTGGCTGGCAAAGCATGGGAATGAACAACTGCCATTGAACAGCATCAATCATGCGCCTGAACTCGACGAGACCGGCACGGATTGACGAATAGTTCACCTGGCTCAAGTCACCGGTGAGCAATTCATAAGGAACCCGAAAACCCGCCGATATGGTGTGGAGGCTTGCGCGTTTATATTCGCCGTAGCCACCCGTTGCAGCTGGCTGGTTAAACTTGATGTCCTTGCCGCCACGGGCATATGCAATCAGTCCCGGCTCAAACTGCTCCACCCGCTTGCCATCGGCATCGGTGACCGCCGGAGCGACGCCTTGTTGGGATTCATCATCACCAAAGACAATCGCCGTAACACAGGCTTCCGTTTTCTTGCGAACAATCTCGGCGACCTCATAGTCGTCAAGGTCACGCAAAGACCGAATGACCGGCGCACCCCACGGAACACCGCGAACCTGCACACGTTGCTTTTCATAGACATGCACAATATCGGTGGCGGCAACTGCCTTACTTTGGAAGCCCCCTTGAATGGCACCATAGGCGTCACCCGGGTGGCTTTCATAAATCCAATAGGCCTTTCTCTGTCCTATGCCGTTGAACTGCACACCCTGAACAAGGCGATCCTTCCCGGCAGTTTCTCCGTTGCGTGTCGCATCCAGGAAATCTGCTTCAAGGGTTTGGAGCTGCATCGGAACGTTAAGACCATCTGAGGCCTTCCGCATACGGCGGCGAACCAACACCTCCCCGGCCTCGACCATCTCACGACAAATCAAGGTCTGCAGGCCGTAGAAATCCAATTGACCATCGGCATCACATTGACGAGACCATTGATCCCAGAGTTTGTTGACAGCCTTGTCGAGCGTCTCACTACCCGAAACCGCTCGGGGCATGATGCCTGCGCCGATGATATTGTTAACCAAAACGGACACGGCCTTGGCCGCATGGGGATTGTTGCGAACAAGGTCCCGCATGCGATCGCGCAACAAGGCACTGGCCATGCCGACTTCCGTGTCGGCAGAGGTCCCTGCTGTTCGCCATCCATCCGTTCTGCGCCCTTTGGACGCACCATCATAACCACGCGCGAGCCCTTCAAACGCCTGACGGGCCAAGGCCCTCTTTGTGGCAGTGACGGGTGCAAATACCGCGACGGCTTTATCCAACCAGCTAACGGTCATCAGGAATTGCCTCGACGAAATCCCGCAAACCCGGCAATCGGTAGAGGCTTCTTGCTTCCGGCAATTTCCCGCTCAATGGTTCGGATCCGGCTGATCAAATCTTCCGCTGAACCGTATTCAACGGATTTGCCTTCATAACTGACACGCAACGTCCCGCTGGCATAGGCGCGTTTCAGCGCCGCCAGTTCTGTATCTGACCAAGACGTCATCGAAAGTTTCCTTAAAACCAATTGTCCCGCCGACCTAACCAATCCGAACGGCGTTTTTCCATTGGCGGATGGGATGGTCGGTTGATCATGCCCGCTGCTTCGGCATCTCCAGTCGGAACACCAAGCTGATCCTCCAGGTCCGACCACTTTTCATCAGACCATCGATCTGCTCCCGCAATCCAAGCGGCTGCCCTGGCGTACACCCGGCAGTCCAGAGCTTCGTTACGCTCGCGCAGTTTTTGCCATTCAAGGCGTGTGAAACCGCGCTTGTTCTTCACGGTCACAAGCTGCTCAGCAACCAGCTGTTTGAGCCACTCTGTCTCCACCCATGTCGGCAAATGAACCGTACCGGGTAAATACTCGGCTCCCTCGGCTCTTTCCTCATCCGTCGGACGAGCTGCCCGAAGAAATCTGTAGGTCTCGGATTTAAAGGTTGAGACAGAAACCGTCCAAAGCCGAGCCCCGCGTTTAAGCTTCTTGCCGCCATCGGTCGCATCAACGAACGTGGGACCAGAAACCGGACTGGATCGATTGAACCCTTCAACGCCCTTGATGGGGGCAACCTGACCAAAACCGACCCGTCGAGCCCAGGCATAAACAGCCGACGCTTCATAGCCGGTATCGACCGCCAGTTTGGCGATACGAAGATATGCCCCACTTGCATGGGGCCAGGATTGATCCAAAAGAGCTTCAAGTTTCAGCCAGGGGTCTGGATCATGTGGACCACCATCAATGATGATGTGATCCACCAACCAGCTTTCCATGCCTCTACCCCAGGCCCAGACATCCACTTCGATGCGGTCTTTCTGAATATCGGCTCCCGCCGTCAAAAACAGACCGCCCTCTGGGACCGTTCCCGGCGACCATTGCTGGCGCTGATCGTACAAACGCTCCCAGTCCGGGGCTTCACCGGTCTCGACCCAAGTCTCACCCAGTGAGGTGTTCACGAAGGTCTTCATACCTTCGGCCCCTTGGCCTTTGGCAGACAGAAATGCCCGCACCATGTTTTCCAATCGAACCCATGGCGAATAAATTTCGTTCAGATGGAAACCCGCGATCCCGGCAAAAGGGTTTTCTGCTCGCCATTCGCCATGACGGATTACAGACCACCGCTGAGCATCAGACCAAATGGAGCAACAATCCTCACAAACGTAGTGAGCCGTTTCCGGCAGATGGACACCACCAGCGTCCTTTTCCCAATGGACCTGTTCCCATCGCAAAACCTGATGGGTTCCACAGTCCGGACAGGGAACCCAAAACCTGCGTTTGTCGCTCTCTTCCCAAGCCGCATCAATCCGGCTCACGCCCTTGATCGTCGGCGTTGAGACCAGAACTATCTTGCGGTTCCAGAACGTCACTGTCCGCTTGCGAGCCAGATTAACCGGATCACCTTCCGCACCGGCACTGGGCGGATAGCGATCGACTTCATCGCACAGCAAGATCCGGATCGGACGCATGGCCAGACCCGATGGTGCGTTAGCACCAACGATCGTCAGATGACCACCCGTAAACTTCTTGTGCAGGATCTTATTCGATCCATCCCGAGACTTTGGATCCGACAGCTTCCCGTGGAGGCACGGCGTATCCCGCGCCATAGGAGCAAAGCGGTCCTTCGACCAGGTCTCGGCGTCGCGTTCCGTCGGCATCACCACCATGATGGGTGATGGGTCTTGATCGACGTGATAACCAACCGTGTTCAGGATGCATTCCGTCTTGCCGACCTGGGCCGAAGTCTTCACTACGACGGTTTCCACCGAGGCATCGGAAATGGCGTTCATGATGCCCCGTTGATATTCAGCGCGTTCCGTTGCCCATTGCCCGGGCTCGGAGCTCGCTTCAGAGCTCAACCGTCTATTCTTGTCCGCCCACTGGCTTACGGTTAGATCTGGGGGCGGAGCTGCCGCTTCCAGCGTCTGTCTCGCCACCTTTTGCAGTGCTGTCGTCCCCATCAATGTGAGGGACGATTTCAACGTCAGTTTCTGCGATTTCCGTGAGCACTTCGTGGATCGCCTTTTTGATGACGTCCCTTGCTTGGTTGAGGCTTGTCGTTTCATGAACCACCGGTGCGATTTTGTCAGGCAGCACCAGCAGCCGTGCCCGCATCAGCGCCACGATTTCCGTCCAGGCCACTTTCACATCAGGAGCAGAGAGCAAATCCCCTCGCATCTGCGAGGCTTCCATCTCTGCCAGATCGGCCTTGGCCTTCACCAACCGGGCTCGTTCCGTTCCATAATCGGCGTTCCCCGCCTCTCCCTTCAGATTGAGATCGCGCAGATGGCGGATATAGCCGCGTACAGAGCCAATAAGCTCGTAACGACCTCTTGCCGCCTTCGGAATGACACCGGCCTTCGATAATTGCTGGACCCGCCGCTCGGAGATATCGAGCAGGCTCGAGATCACGGAAATGGGCTGAGTGTTATCCGACATGGCCGCCAAAAAGTGATTAATTACAGTCTATTAGACTTGATGATCCTTCGATTAAGAGCGCTACTGAATTCAGCCAAACGCTTGAAACGAAAGGAAAAACCATGACCAACATCGCCATCATGATGAACGACGGCAGCACCGAATTGCCCCGCCCCTGGAACCGGGCCTCAAGTCAGGACGAACTCATTGAAATGGTCGCTTATTTCATCGGCTACCACACTGGCAAAACCGAATGCCAAGCGACCGACATGATCGACACCAGCCGAATTGACCTCGATGCGCCGATCACCCGGGTCAACCTTCCGGGTGGCAAGATCGTCCGCTTTTACGCCTTCAAAGAAAACTACTGAGTAGAGAGCCCGCCGATGAACAAGGACATAAAACTGGCCCTATCAGCCATCGCCTCAAATCACCTTCAGATCGAGACACTGGAAACCCGAAACAGTGACAACCTTGATTTTCACGACGTCGCCGTCTGGTCCATCAAAGCAGCCCTCGTCGAAGCCTTTGAACTCGGACAACAGAATTCCAACAAAGGATAAACCCATGGAAATCAGAAATCTCAAAGTCAGCCAACTGGCCCGTGCGATCGAAACCATCACCGGGACGCCAACCACTGCCAAATCCTTCAATTACAAATCGAAGGCCGTTGATCGGGTCATGGAGTTGATGAACGACCACAAGCTAACCCACGAACAAATCCTTCAGGCCGCTGGTTTGACCAGGATCGAAACGCCAAAGGCCACCGTTACCAATAAGGTCAAAACGGCCAAACCCAAGCGGATCACCAAACAGTCTATCCTGATTGATATGCTTCAAATCGGCTCGGGCGCTTCCATCGAAGAATTGACGAAAGTCACCGGCTGGCAGCCCCACACCGTGCGCGGGGCGATCAGCAATGTGCTGCGCAAAAAACTCGGCCTCAACGTAGTCAACGAGCAGTCGTTCAGCGGTAAGCAGGTCTATCGGATTTACGATGAGGCATAAGTCAGCCCCAGACCTTCAGCACCCGAATTTCTTCGAAGATCCGGCGCAGGGTATAGCTGCGCAAAATCGAAATGCCTGTGAAGATCGCACCGATCACCAGATTGTCCGATAGGGAGACTTCCAGACCAAACAGGGGAAACACTGCAATTTGCGCCGTGACCGCCACGCCGTAACCGACAGCGACATTGGTCAGTGATTCCAAAAAGGACATACGCCTGGACTGTCTCACGTTTCCGACCTCTTGTTATTAATCTCTTCAAACGAACGGTTTTCGCCGTCCAAAATAGCCTTCTGACCGGTGATGTTCTGCCATCGTGTAATAGCGACATCTACATAAGCCGGATTCAATTCCACACCATAACAGACCCGCCCCGTGCTTTCCGCCGCGATCAAGGTCGTTCCCGATCCCATGAAAGGCTCATAAACAGCCTGACCCGGGCTCGAGTTATTTAAAATCGGACGACGCATACATTCGACTGGCTTCTGAGTTCCATGAACCGTTTCAGCGTCCTGGTCGCGGCTGGAAACCTGCCATAGCGTTGTTTGTTTGCGATCCCCGGCCCAGTGACCCTTGCCATTTTTTTTGACCGCGTACCAACAAGGCTCGTGCTGCCAGTGATAATCACCCCGACTCAGAACCAAGCGCTCCTTGGCCCAGATGATCTGGGAGCGAACGTTAAACTGTGCACGTTCCAAACTGTCGGCGACCGTCGTCGCATGCAAAGCTCCATGCCAGACATAGGCGACTTCACCTGGAAACAAGACCCAGGCATCGTACCAGTCGGCACGATCGTCATTGAGCACTTTGCCTGTGCGTTTAGTCGTTGCGGCTCCAGCCTTGTTCCGCCAGTTCGGGTCATACTCGACCCCATAGGGCGGGTCGGTCACCATAAGCAGCGGTTTGACCGAACCAAGCAACCTCTCCACGTCGGTGGCAACGGTTGCATCACCACAGATCAGTCGATGCTTGCCAAGCACCCACAGATCTCCAGGCTGAGCGACCGGTTGTTCCGGGGTATCTGGAATATCATCTTCGCCTTCGAGTTCAGCCCCCATGTCACCAGCGGCTTGCGCCAGCATCTGGGCGAGGTCGTCATCTGAATAGCCCGTGCCAATCAGACCTTCATCGCGGGATTGGATCGCCTGCAGCAAGGCAGCCAGAAGCTCGGGGTCGTTTTCTGCTAAATCGGATAGGCGGTTGTCGCCAACCAGAATAGCTTTTGCATCTTCGTCATCGGCATCCACATAAATGACCGGCACTTTGTCCAGCCCCTCGGCCTCGGCGGCCATGAAGCGGTGGTTGCCAGCAAGAATGTGACCGGTGGAGCGTTGAACGACCAACGCACCATAAAATCCGTTTGCACGGATGCTGGAGCGGATCTCATCAAGGTTCCCCCGACGCGGGTTTTCTGGATGACAAGCCAGATCGCCAACAGCGACCATCTCGACCTTGTTACCAACATTGATGATCTGTGCGCTCAAAGTGACCTCGATAAATGGATGGCAAAGACCGGCGGCATTTCGCTTTGAAACGAAATGACCTCGGATACGGTTTCGTTTTGTCGATCATGTGAGCGACAGCCGCATCGCCAAAGGTTCTGCCGGACAGACCGCGATGGGGGCTCTGCCCCAAGCGAAACGAAATGGCTTTTTTCAGGGCGTCACTAGGAAAATCCCGCGCTGAGCCCGCCCGCATAGGATATCGGCCAGGAAGGACCCGTGACTTCGCTCAAATTCGATGGAATTTCGTTGCTTTGTGGGCATCCCGTCCCGGACGCGCCTCTCGCAAGCTTGGCAAAAAATGTACCCTAAACCGCCGTTTTTGTCCGCGCGAAAAGTGTTCGCCGAACACCTTTCTATGCCCTACTCACCCCTTCGCCGATTGGACCATCTCTATCACTTTGCGGCGCGAACAATTACGCGGCACCCTATGACCGTTAAGCTTCCAGGCAATGACGCAATGGCCAAAAAGATAGCGTTGATGGACTGCCGTGCGCTGCAATCCCACGCGTCCGCAGATCTTCTTCCAGCGCTCGCCTGCCGCCCGAAACCAGCAAATCTTGGCAACGTCCCGTTCGAGCCACTGCAGCCATTGCATCGCCTCATCCATCCTGTCGATGGATCCCGGAGACGGCCAGGGCCTGCGCAGCACCGGGTCATGCCACCCAAAGGATTCATGGATGTTGTGAACAACGTCGGGCCAGGCCGAGAAATAGCCTTGCACCTTTTCCTCCGGAAGCCGCTTCAACACCCCTGCGGCTTCCGCCAACCGCTCCTCCACAAGGGAGGCTGTCCATGGATCATTGCTCATGTGCTTCTTCCTTTCGTTTGCCATAGAGCCTGTCGCCCAATTGGCGAACGAGTTCCTTCTCAGGCCAGGTCAGGCGCTCATCCTCAATGGAAACCGCCAACATGCCCTGATCCTGCCAACCGTCACGCTTGACCTGATCGGCATTGCGGCGCGTGCCGCCATATCCGGGAGGGTGCCATCTCATCGGCTCACCTCTTTCAACACGGCGGCGTAGCCAGCGATATCGACCATGCTGTCGAGATGCTGAGGATCATGAGCCAGTCGCGCCAGTTTCAAATCGATCAGGCACAAGGCCACCTGCGAGGGCGTGATCGGCTGGCCCAGCGTAATTGACCAGCGCTTGGCGATGGCCGCCATGGAGGCAGATGGCTCGCCGTAAGTCTCACGGCGATTACCGACAACAGCGGCCGCCTGTTTGAGCATCATCTCGCCGTTCATTGATCCGACCCTCCACCACGATTGGCCATCGCCCAATCAAGGATTGCCAGTGCATCTGCTTCATTGTCATCGGCAGGGTCAAACCCACGTTTGCGAGCGGCCTCAATCATGGCTTCCTTGTTGGCGTTCCCTTTGCCGGTTGCGTGACGTTTGATCGTGCCGACCGGAACAGCTTCGTAAGGAATGGCGTGGTGTTCACACCAGGCAGTCACATGGGCGAGAAATCCGCCATAGACATGGGCGGCATCGACACCGGCATGACGACGGACCTCCTCAATGAAGACCGTATCCAGACCACCGGCCATTTGTTTGACCTCGGTGAGCCATTGCTTGAACCGCAGGAAGCGCATACCACCGCCTTGCCAGCGATCATTCTTGAACTCGGCAATACCGCTTGTGATGGTCCGATCCGGTAAGCAGACGGCCCATCCGGTTTTGGTGCCGAGATCCAGGGCAAGTATTTTGAGTGGACCGTCACACGGGTCAGGTGGAATTTGGACAGAGGTTGGTGCTGGCATAATTGCCTCCATGTTGATTGAACAATGCTGATGGTAGAAATGGCCGGACAGGATCGACCGCCACGGCGAAGAGGGTTCGCCAAGCGTCAGCGCTGGCGTAGCCCTCTCCCCCTTTAGGGGGAGGTATTCACTTGGATTTCTGATTGGGGTCTGAAAGCCGCTGAAATCCTCACGTTTCGTCAGGAATCCAGAAATCCAGACAGGAATCCGGCTGGATTTCTGAATTGACCCTAACCGACTGTTTTCATTGAATCTTTGAATCCAGAGCATGTCTGGACTCCATGGACTCCAGAAGTCACAGCCGAAAATTTGCCCCCTATTCATGGTCCATCTCCTCATCGTGATAGACCCAATTATGCGGGCTTTCGACCTCCAGAACGGCCCCTGACTGGTGGCACTTGTAATGGGTCGGAAGGAGCTGATGGACGCTTTGGAAAACCTCACCAGTTTCCTCATCCACAACGTCCTCGGCCTCACCCAGCTGCATGCCTTCAACACAGAGATAGCCGTAGCGAGTGCGTGGCAGAGGCGGCAGATCGTGATCTTCCGGATTGCGGAAATATTTGATGTAGCCTTTGGTGGTCAGAACACTGACACGCTCGGCAATGGTGCTCCGGCCACCCAAACCAGCCCGGTTTTCAAACCGCTCGGCAAATTGGGTCGCAGTGTAAACCCGTCCGCCCAGCGCTTCTTCGAAGAGAACCTGAAGAATGACATCGCGTTTACGCAGACGTTCGGCATCGAGCTTCTCACCATATTCCTGACGAATCAGCCTCTCCGACGACGGATCAATTTCGATCCATTGCCCACCGTCCTTATCGACGATCTTTGCCGCCAGGGCTGGGCCGTTGCGCAGTTCCGTGATGAGCTTGCGTTCAGAGCGCGTTTCATCAGGGCGAAACAGGATCATGCCCGAGCTGTAGTAGCCCCGGAGTGACCCAGCGCCAGAGAGTGCCTGGAACGGGTCTTCATCGACTTGCTTCTTAGAGAGCTTGCGGGTGTGATGGACCAGAATGATGCCAGCGTCCGGGTCCACAGCGTCTCGAAGTTTCTCAACGCGATCACGCAAGAAGAACAGCATGGCGTTGTTGTCATTCTCACTGGGTCCCGCTTCACCGCCATCAAAGACGTTTCGGATCGGATCAATGACGATGATGTCCAGCCCATCGGGGAAGTGTTTTCGGATTAAAGCGCCAACCGTCTCAACGCCCGCTTCATTCAAAATGAGCTTGAGCTGCGGTGTGATGACGAGATTGTCATGGGCGTGCCGAATCACTTCAGGCTGCAATGAGATGTCCTGAAGGCGTTCCCGGAGGTAGTGATACTGGATTTCGGCCTGCAGATAGAAAACGCGCAAAGGACGCGGTGGCGTAAAGGACAGAAACCCAATGCCTGAAGCCATGTGAACTAGCCAGCAGAGCAAAAAATCACTTTTACCAACCTTGGGCGCACCGCCGAAAACCAGCAGTCCTGATGGCGTCAGGACACGAGGCGCAATGATGTCGTCCGGCATGGCAGAGCGATCACCCAGCAACTGCTTCAGGCTAAAGGCTTGCGCATTGGACCTAGGGCTTACGATGGATTGACGCGGTGCGTTGGCAATGAAGGCATCAATATCCATGCCGTCATCGACAGCGTCCGCCGCATCCCACTTTTCTGGTTTATCCAGAGGCGGCATAAGAATAGCGACGGAAAGGGCACCACTACCAAGAGCAGCCTCGGCAGCAGATTCCGCGTACTGCCAACCTGCTGCATCCTTGTCGGGCCAGATCAAGACCCGTTTGCCACAAAGCGGTGACCAGTCAGTTTTCTCAACCGGTGCCTTGGCCCCATTCATAGCTGTGGTGGCACAAACGCCCTGGCTGATTAAGGCATCTGCCGCCTTCTCGCCTTCAACCACCACCACATCCATGGCGGATTTCATGGCGGGCTGGTTATAAAGTGGTCGCGGATCCGGAGCCTTCATCTTCCGGCATGAAACGTCCCAGGGCCTAAACTGCTTTCCGCTGGGCGGGTCATAGCGATAGACACAGGCCAACAGAGCGCCCTCGCCATCAACATAGTCCCACTTGGCTGTCACCGGCCCCAACTCGTCCATCGGCACGGCACGCTCCGGCTCAACGGGGACAGTTTCAGATCGCGGCTCGCCCAGCCACTGGCGAACGTCATCCAATAACAAAGGGAAATCCGATTGGGTGTTGCGCCCTGTTGCCGCAGCCCAAAGTGCGAGCACGTCACCGCCCTCACCTGTCGCAAAGTCATGCCACATCCCGGCTTTGGGCCCGGATAGCTCCACACTCAAGCTTTCGCCCTTATTGCCTCGGACATCACCAACCAGGAATTTGCCATGACGAAAAACACCTGCGGGATAGAGGTAGGACAGAAGGCCACGCAAATTGGCATTGAGGCGCACCTTAATCTCTTCAACCGAGAGCCCTGTTTGGCGAGCATCGTCTTGGCGCTGAGGTGCTGCTGAATTGAAGTCGCGCCAATCATTAATGTTTACAACCTCATTGCTCATCCGCCGGTTCTCCAGCACCGATCAGACCAGTCGCAGAATTTGCACTCGAAGAAATCAGCCGATTGCGCGATACGGGGCAGCAACTCACCGGCTTCCGTCGCCTGAATGACGCGCACCGCTTTATCGCTCATGCGCTGGGCGAGTCCGCCATCAAACGCAACCAGCTCATGGTGAAGTTCCGCCGTGTCCTTGTTGATGGCGGTAAACAGTGCCGGGTTTTGAGAAATGCCCGGAACCGAGGCTTCCATATAGGCCTGGTAGGTGGCGATCTGCGCGGCATAAACCGGCTTGGATACCGTGACCCCGCGTTTAGCGGTGTCGTTCCAGGATTTGTTATTAAGTGATTTGCATTCCCAAAGGGCTGGAAAGCCATCCATGACTGGGGCTGCGTTGATTATGCCGTCCACATGACCACGAATACGGCCACCCGCGACACTGAAACCGAATTGCTCTCCACCGGGCTTATTGCCTTTGGTCGTATAGAGCTCGAAGCCAGCCTTGCGCAGCCAATCAATGGCCAGGTCCTCAAAGACGTGACCGGCAGCAAAAATCCGCAGGGTTTGCCCATCGAAATCCCGACCATCGTCCTTCGGGGCCTGGGCGTATTCGAATTGCAAAGCGCGTTCACAGGCAACACCAAGACGGGAGCCGCCGAGGTACTGGCGTGGTGTCTGGCATTGGTTTTCAGCGACCAAAGCCTCATCAATATGAGCGTTCACCTGATCGGCGAATGTTTGGGAGGAATTGTAGTCCAGCATCAAAATGGGACCTCCGTGTCCTCGCCTTTGGCAATCGACAACATGGCGTCCTGAAACCCGCCAACGCAGACTTCAGCGAGGGTGAGAACCTGGGTTTCTGTGAGATCTATCAGGCGGGTCTCCCAACCGATCTCTTCCATCACTTCCGCCAGCATTTTGACGGCATTGCGCAAGGCGGCTTTTTCCTGTTCGGTCAGATCAACCATGCCCAAGCCCTCCTTCGCCAAGCGCGACCAAAAACCCTGGCAGTCCATGGAGCAGAACCACCGCTGAATACGCGGACGCTTCGATGAATGGCGGTCGAACCAGCCAAAACCACGGGTGGGTTGCCGACAGACGGCACAGAGTTCCCCGCGCGGATGCCATAACCTCAAACGGGTGGCAGCGTTTGCTGAAGTCACCATGGGTCATGCCGCCCTCCGGCTATCTTCAGGGGCGTTCAACACCAGATTGGTGATTGCAGCCTTGTTGAACTGAAATGTCAGCAGAGCCGATGCGTGATACCGGGTCAGGCCAAAATCCTGACGGTATTCGGGCGGCAAGAATTGGAGCTGACGAGTTGTGACGGACTGATTGAGCCAGGAACGGGATTTATGGGCGCTTTCATCGGTCTCGTTTTCATTCAGCCAGTCATCGGCTGCGGCCAGACAAATGGTGCGCTCACCCATGGCCAGCAAATGCAATTTGAGGCCCTTGCCACCGCCGACGGCATGCCAGCGGCCTTGATGAAAGAAAACCCCGCTCCATGCGTTGAAGCCATTTGCGACCAGCGCCGCATCATCGCCAAAGAGATCGCACCATTGGAAGCTGGAACGTTTGAGCAGATCCACTTCCGACATGACAAAGTCAGAGATCGGCTGTTGGCCTTCCTTGCCCTCAGATTGGAAGTGGTAGCCACACAACGGGCATTCCATGACGGCCAGCGGTACATTGGCTGCACACTCTGGGCATTCCTTGGTCAAGGCCGGACCGGAGCCCACCTTGCCATCAAGATTTACGTCCTGCTCAAGGCTGCCGTGCAGAAGACTGGAGGTGCCAAAATCGAGCACAATGCAGTCGCTTTTGACCACGCCCGGATGTTCGCTGGGATCAACGGTACGCAGGCCACGCCCGACCATCTGGATCATGGTGGATTTATAAGAAGACGGCCTCAACAGAACGACACAACTGGTCGGCGGATGATCCCAACCTTCGGTCAGCACCGCGACATTGACCAGAACCTGGGTTTCCCCCCGCTCATAGGCTTGGAGGACATTGCGCCGGTCGGCAGCGCCCATGTCGCCATAAACCATGGCGGCCTGGATACCTTGGGTGCAAAAAGCGTCACGCACATTGCGGGCGTGATCGACCGTTGAACAAAAGACAACGGTTTGACGATCACCCGCCTTCTCCCGCCAGTGCTGGATCACAGCATCCGTGATCGGCGCTTTGTTCATAATGGCGTCCACGGCCATCATGTCGAAGTCGTCAACGGTCTTGCGAACCGACTTGAGTGCTTCCTGTGCGCCAACATCAATCACGAAGGTGCGCGGCGGCACCAGATGTCCGGAAGCAACCAATTCTCCAATGAAGACTTGATCGGCAACATTGGAAAAGATCGGACGCAACCCCTTCTTGTCTCCCCGGTTGGGAGTAGCCGTCACACCGAAAATCTTAACGTCCGGGTTTTTGTCCCTGGCCTGATCGATAATGCGACGGTAACTGTCGGCTGCCGCGTGATGGGCTTCGTCAATCACCAGAAGGTCAAGTGCGGGCATGGCAGCAAGGTTGGATTGACGCGCCAAGGTCGGAACCATGGCGAACGTGGTCCGCCCCTGCCAGGATTTGGTCTTGGCATCGACGACCGAGGTGCTAAGGCCCGGGTTGACCCGATTGAACTTTGTCTCGTTTTGGCTTGTCAGCTCATCGCGATGGGCAAGCACACAGGCCTTGGCATCATTGCCTTTCAGCAGCTGACCGGTGACACCGGCCAGCGCGATGGTTTTACCAAATCCGGTGGAGGCAACAGCCAGTGTGTTGCCGTGTTCGCCGAGCGCTTGAACACTGCGCTCGACGAAGGTTTTCTGGCGGGGACGGAGTAACATGACCAGCCCCCCCTACTGAGCCCAAGACGGGCGATTGGGGTTTGAAGCCGGTTGCGCTTCTGTGTTGGCATTGGCCATCGGCTGGGCCGTTGTGGCAGGAGCCGATTGGCTCGGCATCCAGAGACCACCGCCAGACTTAAACGTATCCCAGTCCTTATGGTTGGGAGCCACCGCAAACCGGATATCGTTTTTCGGGTCGCCATTGGCATCTTTGCCGACATCAATCTTGGCCAGGAATTCAATGCCATCCAGATCCGTAAAACCGTTGATACGGCGAGCAGCCTGCGCCTGCGGGGAATTGTCTTTGTCGGAAAGGCCTCGTGACGAGTTCAGGATACCGCGCACAAAAGACCGGCCCATGTTGCCCCACTCAGGCCCCTTGAGGCTGCGGAGCCCAATCAGGCTCCAGACCTTACGCTTGGCAAACGGACCTTCGAGGATAACAAACTCGGCGTTCAGATAGACCGAGCCGGTCGTATCGTTGTGGGTTGCGTATCCACCTGTCCAGCCCTGAGCCGGATCGTCATAACCACCCGGCTTGATGGTCATCCGCACCGGCACAATGGTGCCCTTTGGGATCAGGTCGTAGGATGTTTGGGATTCCGCGTCGTTATAGTCGTTCCATGCACCAGTCATAATTACTGTGCTCCTTTGTCGTCTTCAGGGTTGGGGGTCTCGGCAGGTGGTACTGGGCGACTAAAGGTCAGCCTCTCACCCGCCGGTTTTGCAGGGCCGCTGATCTTTTCCATCAGACGTCCAAGGTGGGGTTCTTCGATTTGATCGAGCCGACCGCTGCGATCCTTTGCGGGAAAGCCAAACGGGTTCAGCGTGTGGCAAACAAAAGCTCTGTAGGGATCCGTGCCATCCGGGCTGACTTCGGCCATGGCGATGACTTCATCGACGATGCCGGGCAGTTCGTTGCCGGTCTTGGAGCCGTCGATTTGGGGAACGAAGGTCTTACGATTGAAATCATCAAGCTTCTCGTCGAGGATTCCGACAAACCAAACGTTCTTGCCACGAGTGTGCTGAAGGTGCGTGAGCCAGGCGATCATTTCCTGGCCGTGGAGCCCATAAGCACCGCGCATGTCCGGCTTGCCGGTGCGCTCAGAAATTGCCTGCGGCTGACCTTTCGCCCATTGGAAACACAGACGTCCCGCAACCGTGATGCTGTCGATAAAGACCGTCTGGTACTTATCCAGCGCTGCCGGATCGCCAAACTGCTCACAAACCGCGTCATAGTGGGCCTGGCTATAGACCTGATCGTCACGCAAGGCCGGGTTTGGACCGCCGATGAAGACCGCGAAATCACGGCATTCAATCCAGGTGCGCGGGCGAATAGTATCTCCTGACCAACCTTCGATCGCCAGATCCCCTGCCTCCAAATCAAAGAACAAGGTGGACTGGGCATCCAACGTCCAAAGCAGTGAGGTTTTGCCGATACCGGATTTGCCGAAGATGCAGCCTTTAATGCCGCGCTGCTCAGACAACCGTTCGTCGGCGGAAATGATGGGAAGCGTCATCACTTGCCCCCCTTCTTCGAAGTCACCGCATCAAGGGCATTGTCTGCCCCCAAGGATCCGTTCTTGCGGGCCATGTCGTAGACCCGACGCAGCGCATCGATTTCTCCGTAAAGCGCAGAGGATTTGGCCTGCAGGGCCAGCTGGGCAAAAGCGATGTCATCAATGGACGCTACCTCAATGGGTTTGATCACCTCTTCCTGGCGATCGCCCAAAGGTGGGATCCGGATGGTATCGGGAATATCCGCGAGATAGCTGTTGTCTTCACGCAGACGTTCGAGTTTGGTCTTGGCGGTCATGATTGCACCTCATCGTTCAGGGAAAGTTGGTAGGAGGCTTTGCCGACACGCACAGTCCTTGCGCCCTCAAACGCCGAGCGGATGTGGCTCGGCCATGCGGCGTATTTGCGTTCGGAAACCTTGATGGTGATGTCGACGTATTCAGCCGGGTCATCGCCCTCGGCCTTCATGCGCTCGACAAGCTGAGACAGCTGGGATTGGTCCCAGGAAACCTTTTTGGGAAGATCGGCAACGACCTGCGCCAGACCTTCATGGAAGCGAACCGTGCCCGTGTCTTTGCCCTGGGCTGCGCGAGCTTCTCTCGCCTGAAGGGAAAAACGGCACTCAAGGGCACTGTCGAACCGATCCTTCATCAGCTTTGTGATGGTGAGGCGTTCGGCAATTTCACCTTGCAATGCGATCAGCTGTTCGACCGGCAGAGAGGCAATGTCCGCCACCTCCATGGCGCTCAGATCATCAATTTGAATGCGGTTGGGGATATTCATAGCGGCCCCCTTACGCATAGAGATCGTTCGGGGTTTCGGTGGTGCTTTTGCAGAGGTTGTCTGCTTCAAAAGCTTCCACGTCTTCGAGCCGGTAGACGACCCGTCCACCGATTTTGAGATAGGCGGGGCCTTCGCCGGTCCACCGCCAGCGCTCAAGCGTGCGCTCGCTGATATTCCAGCGATCGGCCAATTCGATCTGATTGAGATGTTTAATAGCCATGGAGTCCTCCTTGGGGGCTGTTCGAAAACCTGGGAGGAGAATGGCGGTTGTGGGGGGAGGAGCCGGGGAGGCGGAAGGTAGGGCAGAAGGTAGGAATCACCTTATCGATGCCGGAAACGAAAAAAGCCGCCCCAATGGGACGGCTCATAGATGATTTAAAAGACTTTCAACGGGTCAGATATAGGACTCTTCAAGCTCAATTTCGGGCTCGGGTTTACCAGTCCATGTAAAACGATATCGAGCGCTTTTCCGAACATTGCCAACAAGGGCGGGGCGGAAGCAGGCAAGACAATCGCCACCGGCATGACGCACACTTGGATATATCACGCCTGGGGAAGCTTCAGCGAGAAGCCGATCGGCCAATCCTTGAGATGCAACATAGCTGTCGACGCTCAGGCAATCGGAAAATCTATCATCTCCTCGGATATCATGATATTCACCGCCGAAGTCAGCTAGGTAATCATCATAAGTGACGCTTTCATTCAGCCAATCGACTTCGGCAAGTTCTAACGACTTGTGCCAGGCGATCTCAGCTTGTGATGTTTCCAACTCAAATCCCGCGTACCATGCACCCCGATCCGGACCATTAAACCGGCTTCCCAGTGGGTGGGCGTGTGTAAATGCTGCATTGATGATCCGGTAAGACGGAACACTGAATACCAACTCATCAACACCGATTCCGGGAAGCAGATCATTTTCTGCAAGTAGTCGATCATTTGTAGCGTGATCCAGATCGAAGATGCTCTGGAGGTGGTCGTCATCATCGGCAATGCGAACGAGGACACTGTCCCCGTTCTCACTGTATTTCGAAGGAATCATCCGATGAGTATCGAGTTGGCGGATCCTGCTTGTACCGGGAAAGCTCAATGGCCACCCCGCCGAGCATCAAGAAGCTTTCTAACGGTCGCGAAAGCTGGAAGCCCCCCATGGACTAAATAGTCTTTAGGGGTCATCCCGCCAAAGATCCGATTTTTGTTGGGAAGCTGCATCCATTTATCGGCAAGCTCCTCGCTATAGATGATGTTTAAAGCTTTGAAGATACCGACCAGATAGGAGATTCGGCGCAGCTTGTCTTCGTCCAACGTGCGATCTCCACCCTTTTTCAAGGCGTAAAAGGCCCCATTGGAGACCCCACCGAGCAATTGCCTGGCCGCTTCATCGCGGACCTTCCACTGCTCCATGATATTGAAAAATGCCCGGATAGCTCCGGAGCTCAGACGATCACGTTCAGCTCGATCAGATAAATCGATTAACGGGGCAATCTGGTGCCGAGTAGCGGGATAAGCATGAGAGAAAGCCATTTGCACCTCCATTTCTGAATTCAATATAACTCCATTTTCGGAGTACTCCAACATCATTTTTGAAGAATTTATTTTTTCACCTCAAAGCGAGATCCAACAATATCCGTCCTTTTCCTGGATAAACTCCCGCCAATCTGACCTCCCAGAGAAGGCTTTTGCGAGTGTATTCACCGTGGCACCACATTCCGCAGCCTCAAAGACAACCATCTTCTGGCATTTAGGTTCGCCCGATTGCCATGCCTGGTACAGATGACGAATGATGGCCCGTTGTTTCACACCGGTAAAAGAATACATTTTGCCCCGAACATTGACCGAAGCACCGTCCGCATTGACCATGATCGGAGCATCGGAGATCGGGGCTCCAGAAGAAACTCGAGCTACCAAAATGTCTGGATCTATTTCCAGACCAGCTCCGATGACGTCATGAAGATTGATGATCTCATGGCCACGGAAAGTCGCCTCGTTCACACGGCCTGCCGTCAAATTTATGACTACCCGCAAACCTGGAGCTGGTCTCTCCTTCGCAGTATTAGCAAACGCCGACCAGACAGCTGGGACCGCAAGTCGCCGAGCAATCCAGATCGGGATACGCTTGGCACGACCGGGCAAGCGGACATCCCCTACTTCCCAAACCAGACCCGGCACCAATTCTTCCGGATCGTTCTGTGACGAAACACCCAGAGCCTTCAACACAAGCTGAAACAATACGGAATAGTTGACCGAAAAGGATGTGAGCCTGTCGGAAGGCACTGCCACCCATCCGGCAGACGGACTGAAATAGCCGTAGCCACCCTCCTCCGGCGACCAGGTTACAGTGATGGCTTCATCGTCATGGTCAGAAAGCGAAACTGCTGCAAGCTGATGCCCGTCCGGTTGCAAGACACCTGATACCTTCAGCGCTTCTGCCGAACGACTATGAAATCCATCCAAAGCCACACCGGTGATCAACGCATCAGGTGTCTGCAGGATTGACTGCACCAGTTGGACATCTGACCTGGAAAACGGCACCACATTAGTCAACGTCATTCAAGATGCCCCAACGGCGCAGATACCTCTCACCAATCAACTGCTCCTCTTCTGTTTGATCCTTCAAGTTACACCCGTGCGGCATGGTGATCGTCAGCGGCAAAGTGCGTCCACGTTTTGACGAACCCTTAGGATGGAATTTGATGGTCAATTTGGCCTGGGTTGCTACCCAGCCGCCAGCCAGAGGGTCGTTTGCGCCGAACCGGTCTGCCGACATTTTCCAGATGGTCCGATCCGCTTTGCGCAAGCATTCAAGAGTGACGCGCTCGCCATTGTTATCGAACGGCATCAAACGCAAATGCTTCACCTCCACAGACTCAATCCCGTCGTCTGGATCCGTCTGGAACGGATGGGGGGCCAAGAGAACCGATAGGTCATAGTTCCGAAGCGGAACCTTCTCACTCTGAAACTCCACGCCAAGCAGGTCACGCGCCATGTACCGCGCCATTTCTTCGCGGCTTTCGCGGTCATTGGCCACAACCTCAATTACGCCAGTTTCCGGTTCATAGGTCATCGCCGCCTCAAATACAGGCCGACGCGCACGGCGCACTAATTCACCTTCATCATCGAACGCCAAAAAGGCATCGGGAAGCCCCTCCCGGTAGATGACGATCTGCACCAATTCACAGTCTTCACCATCAAAGGTAGGGCGATGACGGCTAAAAACATCGATGTGAATGTTATTGGAGGAAAACCGCTCCCGCAGAGCTGATTTGAATGCCTCAAGAGCCACGGCATCACGGTTCAGATCAAGGTTGGCGGGAGCCATAAAGCCATCCCAACTACGCCCACGCCGACGCTCGTCCGTGAAACGCACCTCTTCGGCAAAGCGAAACAAGGTCGGTGCATTCAGGAACATCCAAAGCGACCGCGCATGACCGTTGACCAGATCATCCAAAACAGTTCGGTCTTCGGCGACACTGTAAAGCGCAGTCTGCCCAGCGTCATCTGCCAAGGCGCTAACACGCTCAGCATCATTGAGGACACGGGCGCGTTCGTCGTCTGTCATGTCATCGACAGCCCGGAGTGTTCCTTTAACCACTTCGGGCTCTGGGCCATCCCAGTTAATCGGGTTCGAAAGTGCAATGCCCGTGTGTTCAAAATATGCCTGCAGCGACGAGGCAGGCGTGTTACGAATGAAGGTCGTCACTGAGGCCATGCTAAATCTCCTTAGCCTTTAATGTTACTGAGCCCGATTCCTAGAGAATCGGCCCCTCTAGAATTACTTCAGGCGATCTTTGACCGCCTTGTTGACAGAGCGGCGACCCAATTTGACCTTGGCAACTGAACGGCCATAGACGTCGCGAGCGACCGTATCAACGGAAACGGTTTCTCCCTCAATCATCGATTTCAATGCCTTGGTCGCAGCAGCACCGCCACGGGTTCCCTTTTCCGGAGCATCCACATTAGCAAGGCGGATAGGGCGTTTACGGCTGGCGGTTTCAAAAGTGTCACCATCAATCACACGGGTTACTCGTTCTTTTCGAGCCATGCTTGTTCCTTTCATTGAACAATCTTGTTTCACAAAATTCTGCCACTACATCAACAAAAGTAATGCTGTAGCGAACCTTGGCGAATCTATGTCGGACAGTGATGCTTGTCAAGGATTAGAAATAACGCTATACCGAACCTACGGTTTTTGGCGAATAATGGGAGGAATAATGCCTACGCCACTCGGAGAGAGGATTCGAGAACAACGCCTGAAAAAAGGGCTGACTCTTGAACAGCTTGCTGGAGCGATTGGATCTGGCAAAAGTTATATGTGGGAGCTTGAAAACAAAGACTCTGCTCGCCCGTCGGCAGAAAAATTGCAAGCCATTGCGCAGGCTTTAGACACCACTATGGAATACCTTCTGGCCTCAGAAAATGTGTCGGAAATCGATGCGTCTGATCAGGAGTTTTTCCGCAAATACAGAGGAATGCCGGACAAGACAAAACAAAAGCTCAAGCGAATGCTGGAGCTCCTAGATGAAGACGAGGATGAATGACCGATACTATCGGAAAATCCCCCGCGAAGGTTGCCAACGATTTATCCAACATGCTCGACATGGTTTTGGGCCAAGAGCGATTCCCAGTGGATGTTGGGGAATTGGCTATGGAGAGATCCAAAAACCACGAAGATCCTATTACCAAGGTTGTCGGCGGTGACTTGGAAGGCTTCGAGGGCATGCTGCGGCACCATAAGAAAAAAGCCGAATGGCACATCATCCACAATACGAATACAGAATATCCAGGCCGTGAACGGTTTACATTGGCTCATGAATTTGGCCACTACCTTCTTCACCGTAAGCCACTATCTGCATCTGACTTTGCGGACAAAGTCATCTCCCCTGAAGCACAGCAAGAATTTTCCTGCACACCATTGGAAAGGAATCTCTGGGGCAAAAGTCATCAAATCCAGGAAGAGGAAGCGGATACTTTCGCTTCTTATCTTTTGATGCCTATGAACGACTATCGCCAACAGGTCGATGGCGAGGAGATTACGATTGACCTGCTCGGCCATATAACTGACAGGTATGGCGTATCTTTGACCGCAGCCATTCGAAAGTGGATCGATTTCACCCATATGCGGGCTGCCATGGTAGTGGCCCGAGACGGCTATGCTCTGTGGGGACGCGCCAGCCAAGCTGCCCTCAAAACGGGGGTCTTCATCAAATCAGGGATGACGATCCCTAACGGGTCCATTGCAGGCCAAGGGCCGGAAGCCCAGTATGGCGAGACTAATAAAGCTATTCAGCTGCCAAACGGCATATGGTGTTTTCCACGCGTCAACGAACCCGTGGAGGAATTGACCGTGTTTTCCAACAGGCTTGGACAGTCAATTTCAATCCTACTGTTCGAAGATACTCCCACTTCCCCATTAGATGACGGCCCACGGGATTGGGATACCTTCGATCAGTTTGAATGGAGGGGATAAATGTCCAATACAGCATTCACTCCTATTCGAAGAGATTTCGTTTTTGATGAGACCTGCCATGTTTGCCCTCGTAAGCTGACATCCAACGTGGCAATAATTTTGCGAGATAATCTTGGACAAGAATTTCCATACGGGCCCATATGCGCAAAAAATGCTCTTGATCCCGAAGGACAACGTTTACTTAGAGAGATTCCTGATTTCACTAAGGCTGCCCCAGGTCCAGAAAATGAACCTGGGACGGGGCGTGGAAGCACCGGCACTAAACATGGCGGAAATAATGATACGAACATAGCTGATAAGCAATTCCGTCGGGCGGTCACCTATCTGCTTCTTCGACAGCGGAAGTTGGCCCATATTCCAGCAGCAGGCTACGGGCGTTTTTCCGCCTACGCTGATATGTTTGAAGAGACTAATTCCTTGCCAGAAGACAGCATTGCTCATCTTCTCAATGTTGTACGAAAGAGCGTCGGAACAAAATTTGGTTTTGACAACCTCCAAGCTGTTTACGGTTATGATTGCTGTATCGAACGAACGCTCTTGTCCTTACCGTCGGAAAAGCAGGACTGGCTGAAAGATATTCAAGCCTCTCTCCACAAGCGTCTATTTCTTACTGAAGCACAGGCGCAAGGAGTAGAGAATTGGTTCAAGTATATTCCAGGTCATCAGCCCCTGAGCCCAAAGGGGTTTAAATGGGCATGGAATCAGAAATAGCAACTTTTACGCAGTTTTTCGCTCCCGCATGATTCCATAGTGATTCCAGTGGGCCATTTCGGCACATATCCTAAGAATCAAAAAAGCCCCTAACTCATTGAGTTAAGGGCTTTATTTTGGTTGCGGGGGCCAGATTTGAACTGACGACCTTCAGGTTATGAGCCTGACGAGCTACCGGGCTGCTCCACCCCGCGTCAATAATGTATACCGGGGCTGGCCCGGTAGCAGATGTCGGCACTTGTTCACACAAGCGCTTTCTTTTTGCGCTGT